ATCATCAATCTTCTAACGTTGATTCTATCAAGAGCAGATGGTGTTATTTGAAGTGTCTTTTGTCCAAATACAACCAAACCTTCTGATGGGAAGGAAGCAATAGGATTGATATTTGCTTCATAAAGTTCATCACGTTCAGAAGCAGCTAATCTGTAAGAAATACCTACAACATTAAGTCCTGCTGCACCATCTGTGATTCCGCCTCTTACGAAACCTGCTGGAGCAAACCAAACATCAGAAGCAGCTTCTGAGCTTGCAAATGTTCCAAGAGCTATTACGGAAGGTGGAACAAACAATTGTTGTGCTGTTGATTCATCTTGTATTCTAACATATGGATAGAATGCACAACCGTAGCTGTTATTGATATTTCTATCAGTTAAATTATTAGCAGCTTGTGTTGGATCTGGTCTTCTAGATTCAGCACTTAAAGCAACATCTTCATATATTGGTTTGTAATCGTTTTCAATATCGATAACGCCAAGTGCATCTGTTCTATCAGCACAAACATCAATTAAGTTTTGAGTTAATGTTGTGTGGGTAACACCGGGCATAGCAATAAGATTACATTCAACATAGTCAACATCATCAATTGTATCTAATGCTCTTTGGAGAGAGTAGTATGCATAATTGGTAGTTTCAGTACCACCAGCCAAATAAACATTGTTTATTATTGGTTCTTTTTCGGTTATATCGAAACCGTCATAACCGCCATACATTGAAACTGTGAATTTTGGAACTACTTCACTTGTTAATATTGAAGAATATCCGCCAGATAGGGCGGTAGCAGAAGTTCCAGCCACTCTTGCACCAGTGGTGTAAGAAAGACCAGTAACATTACCAGAAGAATCTCTTGATACAATTAAATCATCAAGGGTGAACTTATATGAATAATCAGTAGCAGAAGAAGTAGTGTCAAATGTTGCAAAATCAGATGGAAGTGGGTAAGCCAAATCAGATATACCAGAATCAAACAAAGTGCTTGAATCTGTCATTTGATAATCGACACCAAAGTATGCTTTCTTGTAATTTCTTCCAGCATGGTCTGTATAGTCAGCACGAAGGGCTGGTGAGGGGAACACGAAGGAACCAGTAAATGCTACGTTTCCTGCATCAATAAACAAGCCAGCAGTTCCTCTGGAATCTGCAATTGTTGCATTAGCTTTGGCAAATACTTGATTGAATTGTGAAGGAGTTGCTGAACCGAATGTTGAGGCATAAGCACTACCAGAGTGTAATGTAAATCCTTTGAATTTCATACCACCAAGTATACCAAATGGAAGATATCTTGTATCGGTTGTGCCAGCATCAACGTCTTCATTCACTACTACACGAACATATTTAGAATTATTATCATAATTTCCATATTCGTTCAATCTTTTTTCAACAGAATCCCATTCGTGATATTTATCACCAATTCTTCTAGCAATATAACTTTCTGAATTTGGATCAAGTGAAACAGCGGTAAATGTTTCAAGAACTTGTGGGCTTTTGTCTAAATCATTGGCTGCTCTAATTTGAACAGTAAATGAACCATAAGGATAAATCTCAGGATTTGGAGCAGCTTTAATGTCAATTATTGAAACTTTAATATTCTTTTGTGTCCACTCACCTTCATCAAGTGAAACAAGTTTAAACAATTTTGCCATGTTTAATGAATCATAAGCAGCATAATTGTCTGATAGATCTTGTGAGATAAACCAACCAGTTTCGGCAGCTTGTGATTCCATTCTCATAGAACCTTTGTTAACAGAGCCACTTTGAAGGGCTACGATAACACCATATTGTTGACCAGCAGCTAATCCAGATATTGAGCCTATTGTTTCTTCTATTGAACGTTCAAAAGATTCTCCAAGCCAATAAATTTCTCTATTTGTTGTAGTTGTAACAGTGCTGTTTACAAATATTGGATTTGTATTAAATACTTTTCTAACATAAATGTCAGATGTTGCAGCAAAGTTGAATGAGCTTGTAACAACTGCTGAATTAGAAGAGTTCTTAATAATTGCGGTAAACTCTGCATTTGGACCAGTAGATGCTACCAAAACACCACTACCAGTTAATTGTGTTCCTGTTCCTCTTTGTGAACCAGAAAGCACAACAGAACCACCATTATCTACATACCACACAGCAGCAAGTGTGCCAGTTAAATGAGAGGTTGAAGAACCAGAAGGAATAATGAAAAGGCCATATGCACCACCGTTAGAGCCTATTGTTGCACTAGCAGTTGCAATGGTAGTTTGCCAACCAGCTTTACCAGCAGTTGTTGCAGAATCGGATTGTTTTCCAGTAATACGGAAGAAGTTTATTGGTCCTACTTCAGCGTTTAAGTATGCTTGTGCAGCATATGCAGCATAAGTTGGAGCAGTATAATTTCCTACTCTCCAAACATCACCACCAATATTACCGGGAATAGGATTGCCGAACACTTGAACAAAGTCATCATAAGAAGCAACTTGCACAGGACGCATTGAAGGACCATGTTCTGATCTACCAATGATTATGGGGCCAACACCAACGTCTGCTGCTGGAATTATAGATTTGTCAACTTCATTAATGTAAATTCCGGGAGAAACGAAACGAAATTTTGATGCGGCCATGTGTTGCAAACTCCTTGGTTTATATGATATCTGGTAGTAAATAGTTATTAAATTTGTTAAAACACCACCAGTATCTTATTTTAGAGTATTTATCATAACTGTCTCTCTCGGCAGTTTGAACTCTACTATTGTTTCTCTTATAATAATACTTGGAGTATCGCTTTGTTGTGGATCGTTAAACACATATCCAAGAACATCAAACTTTATTTCTGTTTGATAAGTTCTTTCATTGTTTTGCATATTACTAGCATTATTTTTCAATGAAGCAACTGAATCTTTTGGATAAAAAAGCTCATAGGAATGTCCATCTTTACGAATAGAGAATATTCTTGATTGATCATTTACAGCAATAAACTGTGTAATCATATTGTTCATTTGTTCTAGATAATAACTTTTTAACGATACAGTGTATGAACATTTAACATGAACTGGAATAGGTGCAGATATTATCTCGTAAACAATCTTTTTGTTCTTTGATTTTAAATTATATTGTTTAGCTTGTTTAAACACTTCAACACTTGCAAACTCACTTGTTTTTGCTTGTTGAATAAGTTGATCTATTCCAATAACACCATGACCAGAATAATAGTTTTTGTTTGATGGTATAGAAGCTTGAAACTTTCCTCTAAAATCTGATGCTGTTGTTGTTGCAGTTCTTTCGATAGATATTAAAGGAAGTATTAATCTTCCTGCATTATCTCTTAGATCTTTATTGTTCTTTATTTGAAATGCTCTTTCTGCTGAGGTCCAAATAATAGGAACTTTATTATATCCTTCATGGGTGGTTAAACGAACATCTATTCTTTCGTTCAGCCAATCATATACAGCATAATCGATAGTTTCTATTTTTGATGGAGATAATGGTAATGTAAATGTTCTTGCATCTATTGGTCTTTGCATTTATCTTATCCCACAAATACCAAAGTAGGTATCTTTTGTTCAACCTTTTGAAGATTATCAGACATAGTTGCTTGTTGTTCAATGACTTTTGGATAAGTCATTTCAGCAAGTATTGTCTTTAATTCATCGCGAAGTTCTTTCTTTTCTGTTGCAGCTTCTGATAAAAGTGCTGTACCATTTAATGTTATTGTTTCGCCGGGAACTGGAAGTGTAGCAAACTTAGAACGTATTTGTCCTAATGTTTCTTTACATAATACAAGTGCATATCTACGAATCCATTGTTTACCTATTGAGTTTATGCTTTCATATGGTATATTTGCAAATGGCAAAGTATTCATATTGTTTACGCCATTTACACCTGTATCGACTCCATCTTCTGATTCTGTCCAAGGATCAGATGGAATGCTAAACTCTACCCAAAAGTTTTGAGGAGTTGCAATATTTGGAACTGGAAATAATCTTAACTTATTGTTTTTGATCTCATATGAATAATGAGAGTTTCTTGTATATATTGCTGTTTCATATGCCATAGCTTGAAGTTTGTTTTGCCAAGTTGGAATGACTTCAAACGAACTATCATCTGCATACTGCCCATAAGAAGAAAGATTACCAATAGCATTTAAACCGCCGTAATAACCAAAGAATCTCCACATTGATTGTGGTGTTTTATAAAATACTCTTCTTATTATTGCTTTCTTTGTTCCCAATTTTCCTGCATACGGAACTGCATTTCCATCAACGTCAACACCAGAAACAGACGCAGATTCTATAATGTCTTGCAAATCATAATCTTGAACGTCAACAACTGTGCTTAATGAAGCTGAATATATTGTGTCGTTTGACGACAAACCACCTTCAAGGGCAAATGCTTTTCCCATATTTCTCATATAATCAA